TCAAGCTTTTATTTGTTTAGTAAATATTTGTACTTGACAAACTGGTCTTATCCTGTTATAATGGGTTTCATAGTTTTTTCACATCTAATATATAATAATTTTGTAAGAGAAAATAAATTAAAGTTGCAGATAAAGAAACAGTTTGAACATTATCTATCGCCTGATATGGTCAAGAAGTTGCAAGACAATCCTAGTCTATTGAAACTAGGTGGTGAAACAAGAGAGTTGACTTTTCTATTTTGTGACATAAGAGGTTTTACACCTATTTCAGAAAAATATAAATCAGACCCACAAGGTTTAACAAAACTTATTAATTCATTTCTTACACCTATGACAGATATCATATTAAAGTCAGGTGGTACGATAGACAAATACATGGGCGATTGTATTATGGCATTTTGGAATGCACCATTAGATTGTCCTAATCACGAGAAGAAAGCAATACTGGTTGCTAAAGATATGAGAGCAAAAATGAAGAAGTTAAATTTAGGTTTCAAGATAGGTATCGGTATCAATAGTGGTAAAGCAGTGGTTGGTAATATGGGTAGTGAACAAAGATTTGACTATTCTGTATTAGGTGACGCAGTAAATCTAGCAAGTAGATTAGAGGGTCAAAGTAAAGAGTTTGATACAACAATTGTTGTAGGGGAAGACACATATAAAAAAGTAGAGGAATTACACGATAGAATGTATAATCTAGGTAGCGTGACTGTCAAAGGTAAATCAAATAAGGTTAAGATATATTCGATAAAGTAATATAAATAGTAGTATGGCAACGGTATTTGATAAGATATTAGACACTACAACAGGTCGTAAGTCGTATGACTGGTACAAAAGAAAAGTACAAGCAATGACAACACCTAGTGCTAAAACTTTAATTAGTCAAGGAAAAGCAACATTAAGACCAAAATATGGTGTTATGAATTTGTTTGGTTATGACCCTAAACATAAAGATAAACTACCTTACTATGATGTTTTTCCTTTGATCTTACCTTTAGAACCAGCAAAAGGTGGTTTTATAGGATTAAACTTTCATTATTTAAAACCAGGTGCCAGAGTAGCATTTCTAAGAAGTTTAGCAAATACTACAACAAATAAAAGATTTGATAAGACAACAAGATATAGAGTAAACTGGCGAAACAATTTGTATATGAGAAAAACAGCAAAACATTATTTGTTTAGTCAGGTGAGATCATCATTTTTAAACATAACAGCAGATGAAATGGCGATTGCAATATTTCTACCTGTTGCAAGATTTAAAAAAGGGAGTCCATACTAATGGCAATATTTAGAGCAGGCAAAAGAATAGGACCATTTGATATACGAGGTGGTATATCAAGAGGTGATTTTAAATCTAGTGCCTATCATAGAACAGATAGAGATCCTAGATTTAGAATGAAAGCAAATACTGATAATACTATCGGTAGATTTAGAGCAGCGATAAATCAAGGTGAAGGTCTTGCAAGACAATCAAGATTTGCTATAAGAATATTCCCACCTAGTAATATAGAAGGCATACAAAAAGAAGTAAATAGAGTTGTAAATAGAGACGGTGTTGCTAGTAGCTCAGAGGTTTACTCTGGTGGTGGTCAAGTTAAAGTACCTGCTTATCAAAGAGTAGTAAATGACTTAACACAAACACTTGGTAGACAAATAAATATCATGTGTGATTCAGTTGTAATGCCAGGTCATGATTTACAAACACAGGCAGTACAATACGGTTCAGAACCTACAAGAAATCAAGTTACAGGTCATGGTTTTGATGGCAATATTGTTGCAACATTTTATAGTGACAAGTATTTAAGAGAGAGACAGTTTTTTGAATTATGGCAAAAGAGTGCTGTAAATACTGTATCTCATAAAGCAAATTATTATGACAACTATACTGGTAAAATGCATATATACCAGTTAGGGTCAGACAGCGAAGTTAATAGAGATATGCCTACTTACGCTTTAGAAGCAATTGAAGTATATCCTGAAAAGATAGGATCAATAGATTATAGTTATGGTGCTTCTAATAGTATTGTAAAAACAACAGTTGAATTTGCATATAAACAATGGTTCAACATGGGTATAGAAAGCACAAGAGGATTAGAATTTGGCGAAGCAATGCAAAGACCTGCTAACGTAAAAGCAAGAGACCCTGGTATCTTTGGTATGTTACCACCTGATCTAAAACGAGCAGGTAAAAACATATTTCAACAAGGGCGGACAGTATGGAATCCGATAGGGAGAATATTTAACGGAAAGGTTTTCCCACCATTTACATAATTTTATATAATAAAGGAGAATAAATTATGGCACTACCTAAACTGACAACTCCAACATATGAGTTGGAAATACCATCAACGGATGAAAAGATTAAGTATCGACCGTTCTTGGTAAAAGAAGAAAAGATACTTATGATGGCCTTAGAGAGTAAATCAGAAAAAGATATTACTCAGGCTGTTAAAGATATTGTAAGTGAATGTACTTTTAATAAAGTAAATATAGACAATATGCCTATGTTTGATGTTGAGTACATATTCTTACAGGTAAGATCAAAGTCTGTGGGTGAAGTTTCTAAATTGAAACTATTATGTCCAGATGATAAAAAGACTTATGCTGATGTAGAAGTAGACCTAAATGAGGTCAAAGTTCAAGTTGGCGAAGATCATACTAACAAGATTGACTTAGGCAATGGTATGGGTATAATTATGCAGTATCCTAGTATTGACTCATTTAAAGATAGTGGTATTAGAGATATAAATGCCAGCAATATGTTAGAAGTGATAAGTACCTGTATTCTACAAATTTATGAAGAAGAAGGTAAAAAAGTTTATAACTCTAAAGACCAAACAAGTAAAGAGTTGACGGACTTTATTGAACAATTAAATACTAAACAATTTAAGGATGTACAAAAGTTTTTTGATACAATGCCTAAATTGAAGCATGAGATTACAATAAAGAACCCGAAGACTAAAAAAGAGAGTAAAATAGTGTTGTCAGGACTCAACGATTTTTTCGCATAGCCCTTTCACATGATAGTTTAGAAAATTATTATACTACTAATTTTCAACTAATGCAACATCATAATTATTCTCTATCTGATTTAGAGGATATGCTACCTTGGGAAAGGGAAATATATGTAGATATGTTAATTACATATATTAAGGAAGAAAACGAAAAGGAAAAAAGAAGACAACAAGGGTTAGGAAAATAATATGGAAAAAGTAAAAGTAACAGAAACTAGTAAAGAGTACGAATTAAATAAAGATGATTTAGTACCTCAATCTGGTGACGAAGAAAAGACTTGGTACAATACAACAGCAGGTCTATTAGATAAGTTTAGATTAATACCTAGACTAATTATGTTAGCATACATTTATGCTTTCTATAAATCAATCACTTGGTTTATGACAATACCTGAGCCTAGTAACTCACAAGCAATGTTTATATCAACTATCGTTGGTGCTGGTGCAGCTTTCTTTGGGTTGTATGTAGGTAAACCAGGAACAACATTACCAAAAGGTAAAAAATAATGGCAGAGATGTCTTCATTAGGAACAGAAAGTTTTAACGCACCAGCAATAGTGCCTTTTAAATCCATGACACCAGTAATGGCGTCACCTGGTGTAGGTGCTGCAGGTAGTATGGAAAACACAGGCGGCGAAGGTCTATCTATCATGGAAAGCATGAAAGAAAGTCTTAGTGGTATGGCTGGTCCTATGGCAGCAATGACGGGTATATTTGTAATTATAAAAGAAGGTATATCAAAACTTGTTGAATTTGCAAGAGAGACATTGAATTTTGAGAAAAAACAAAATGATAGTTTAGAAGACATGGCAGATGTGATGGCTGACGATCTAGACCTAGAAGAAACTAAATTTGACGCAGAGCAGGATCAAGCGAGAATGGACTCTAGGGATGAAAATATAGATGACAATGATTTTAAAGCAGAGAGTAATGATACAACCGAAGGCGGCGGCATGTTGGGTTCTATAAAAGGCGCTGCTGGTAAATTAAATCCTGCAAACCTAGGTGAGAAAGGTAAGATATTGTTATTCGGTGCTATAGCAGCAGGATTATCACTTGCAGCTGGAAAGATAAATTCTGTTGTAGGACCAGCATTAAAATTAATAAATGAGAAGGTTGTGCCAGCATTTAAGAGAGGTATGGATGTCATACTAAAAGATATAGGACCTGTATTTGATAGAGTGTTTGGTGCTTTACAAGACGCATTATCTGGTCTAGTAACATTAGTGCAAGGTATTTTTGAATTAGATTTTGGTAAGATAGCTTCTGGTCTTAAAAAGATATTTGTAGAGGGATTACCTAAAGCGATAAGTGCCCTAGG